CCCATCTAGTAAATACTTTTTTTCATGAAGTCATTGCCTCATAAAATACTATACCAGTACTGATGGTGCAGATTACCATAATTGTAAGAACCATAATCATAAATAAGGTGTGGCCGAAGTTCATCATAATCTTTCTATCTTATAATATCTATATCTGTTGCGTTGGTATTCCAAGTTTCGACAACTGTTCGCAATCTGTTGTCACGTTTCAGAGATTCGTATCGCGTGGTTGCCTTTTTCTTCCACCACTCTGTCACGCCCTCTAATGAGAATCGATCATAGTTGTCCATCTTGACGATTGTATCAGTTTTCATATTTAGATAATCTGCTACCGATGTTTTATCATATCCATATGTACAGAAGTATGTACGTTTCTTCTCAGTTAGTTTCGTGGCTGATATCATTGTGTTACAGAACTTTTGATACGCATCATTATCTTTTTCTTTCAAAGATTTTTTGATGATTGAAATCATTGATGTATTGCGTTTTAGTTTCTTGGAGGTTGCGTCAGGAGAGATTAGATGTATGCCAGAATTCTTTTCTACAAACCAATTGTAGAGAGAACGATATCTGTCATCATTTAATCCTGGCGCAAAGTTAGAATCAGTTAATCCTACATAACGTAGAAAGGGTTTCATGCCATCATACTGTGATCCTACCTTAGTAGTTCCGTAGAGTGATGTAGTCTCAAACATACAAATATCTGATCCGTATTTCTCATTGATCATTTCACGTACATAGTGAGAACAACAAATACTTGCCAACAATTTGCCGCCAAGATAGTTGAAACCAAAAGGCTGCGTAGGAACAATTACAAATCCCATGATAGCAGAAGAATTGAAACGACTCATCACTTCTTTACTATGTGTGTCGAGTACTTGCCCTAGAAACTGATTACGTGGTTTGCTGTTGATGGTTGGTGAACCCAATCGAATCATGCCTATGAGTTTTTTAGTATTTCTTTCAAAGACACCCAGCAAAATACATTTGCCAGGTATACTCATTTCATTAACATGCGATGATGTGATCTCAAGATATGTCGCGAATCTTTTAGAGTCGATAATTACAACATCAAACTCCATGTCATTCGGGTGCATATCAAACGAATCGAATAGATCAAACTCTGGACCTAGACCAGGCAGCGAAGAAGGTAAAGACTGTATACGTTCCATCTTTATCTTACGCATGTATTCATCAATTCGATTTATGTCACTGAAGAAGTCGTTATATACGCCAGCAGCATAGTGTGCATCATTTAGTTCTAACATCATGCCTCTTCAATAAACTCATCTATTTCTTCGTCTGTGATAATATCATTATGTGAGATTTTATATTTGGCCTCAACGTACTTAGCAAAACGTCCATCATCCAGTATAGGTTGCCAGAAATCTTTAGTGTCAGTATCTTTGCTGCGGAACTTCTTATCTTCTGCCGCACCCGTATCAAGATCAACACGAGAATACCAACCGTTGCTTGGCTTGATTACAAATCCACCAGAGAGTGCAATGTCTAACAGTCCAGACCATTTGCTGATACCATTCTCCCATGTTACGTTGATAGGAATCTTAGACTTCTCTTTCACATATCGAGACTTCTCTACATTGATAATAAAGTTATAACCCGTGATTTCAGTACCAGTCTTTTCTTGTTGACGACCAATGATGTAGATGTTGTCGGCGCTGTAGTATGAACCTGTGCCGCCACCAACAATTGCTTTTGGAAAAAGACCTATCTCCATATAGGTGTGGTTCACGACTATCATAGGAATATCTTTCATTGTTAGATGCGGTGTGACCATACGAAACAATGACTTGATCTGTTTTGCGCGAGTCATATCACCAACAGACTTTTCATTCAATGCATCGTCTACTTCTTTCTTTGATGCGAGGTTCCCGATCGAATCAACAATAATGATTACCTGATCACCGCGTTCGAGTTGATTGATCTGTTTCATTATATCAAATTTCAGTTGCTCGACATCAGTAATTGGAGTATGAAGAACACGATCCATATCAATTCCGAAAGAGGTGAAATATGTCTGTGGAGTACCAAACTCGGAATCATAAAACAGCAGTGCTGCTTCTGGATATTTGTCCAAGTATGCCTTAGCCATTAAAAGACTGAAGGCAGTTTTAAAGTGTTTAGAAGGTCCTGCCCACATTGTAAGACCGGGAGTCAGGCCGCCGTCAAGTTGACCTGAGAGTGCCACGTTCACGATTGGAACGCTGGTGGGTATCATATCTTTTTCATTAAAAAATTTTGACTGGGAAAGTACTGCGGTTTCTTTAATCGTTGAGTTTTTCTTCAGTTTGTCAAGAATAGACATCATATATCTCCATTGCAATTGTTATACCATAATACTATAAAAGAGATTGAATGTCAAGACAGATTATGACCTTCTCTGTTCGGTAGTATGACATCAACATCTCTCATAATTTCTGTGCCAGTCATCGCTGTGATTTTCTTGCGATGTTGTAGACCAACGTTACCTGCGAGAATCATAACGATGGCTAAAGGATCGAATACACATACAAGTAATATAATGATCCATCTAACGGCGTTGTCAAAATGGTCAGACGCATTATCTTTACCATAAACTAACTCTGCAATATATTTGAGTGGTCCAATTTCTGCTGCGAGTTCAAGAGTTTGTTTGAGTAGAGGTTGTAACTCGTCCTGTAGTATTTCAATCTTATCATACGCAGAGTCGATTGCGGTATTGACTCTCTGCCTTTCTTCTGATTGCTCACTTCGAACTGCTAGAGCGCCATCTGGTCCACGAATGCGGTCATAATCTTGTAGGATTCTTACTGCTCCATCGAGTTGCGCCAAGACCTCTTCAGAGTCTTTAATGATAGCATTTTGTCGATCAATCTTTCGTTCGACATTATCAATTCTAATTTCATTATTACCACCTTGCATAATAGTCTGATCAACGTGGGCCTTACTGAGGTATCCAAAGATTCCGAGAGACGTTATAAACACCAGTACAACTACTGCGGATACCATATATGATCGTATGAGAAAAGGAGCAATAGGCCAACATCGGTATATCCACGATGCAGCGACCACCTTCGATAACTCCAGTGTACTGGCCATTACAACAACCGACCAAAACGCACCCGCAAAGATAGTTGCGAGTCCGATAATTGAGAAATATCCGCCTACCGCGGTCAACAACAAACCCATCATCAAAACGAGATGACTGATATTCATTAGTCCTCCAATATAGACATTAATTTTAATTTAAATGCGTTAATTTTTTCAACACGATCCGGCCACAGGATATATTCTTTCTCTGGTGACTGTGCTAAATTATTTAACAGAGGTTGAATTGAGTTGTAGATAGTTTGTGCTTTGTCGCGCCACTGTTCCGCTTGTTTTTGCCACTGCTCGGCATGACCTTCTGTTTCCGTAACAGCTTGCTGTATCTGTTGAACCTCTTCAAGTTCATCACTATCGACAAGAGTAAATCCAAAATCAAAGTCTGCTAAGTTGATTGATTCTTTCTCTGTCATTTGAATGATACCACTAAAAGTATTGCTATAAGTAAAATGTTTGTGAAGGCAATCTCAACTGCGAGTATGGTGTGATACCAAACCCATCTTGCCTTATACACTTCCTGTATGTGTTCGTTATCGGCACCAGGAAGTTTCTCTACGATCAAAGCATCTATAGGGTTCTCTTCGACTGGCGTCTCCAGTTTTATTAAAATTTTATTAAACCATTTCAACTAAAAAAGTCCTCTAGTGTACTTTGCTTTTCTGCTGTCCACCCAATCACCGATAGTATGATGTTCATCGGATCGAGATAACCCTTCTCAAACTGTGTGTCATAATCAATGTATTGTTCGAGGCCGAATTCTTTAGGCAACAAACCCGTAGATGCAATTACTTTATCACGAAGTGGATTAGGTAGTTTCAGATAGCAAAACTTAATTTTCTCACCATCTTTTATCTCTTCATATTTCTTGGTGAGTCCATGTTTATTTAGCAGATGATTATATAGCAGTACTCCCTTGACTTGTATCGGAGCACCCTTTCGATAGATCGTATTAGCATCAGCATAGGGTTCAGAATATCTTCGACCGTCACTGGATGTTTTCCATGCGGTGAGACTAACGCCACGAGGAAACGCAACCTTCTCAAAGTCGAGTGTATTAAATTCTTGATGAATTTTACCGATGAAATCTTGACATGTCTTTTCATCAGAGTTCATAATCAACTTGAGTGTTTGTTTAATGTACTCTCGGATCACTGCTGGCGTAGATGACCGAATCGCCTCGATACCCATCATCTTCAGTTTCGGTTCATTGTATCGAACACCTTCACTGTCCCACACATTCATAATGTATCGCTTCTTGGCAGTCCAGATCGCTTTGTCGCCAATGTTCTCCCGTTTCATGATCATCTTCTGATCATAAGCATTCATGTATTCTTTGAGTTCGAGGTAAGACTTATCGATGAATGGTTCAATCTTCTCAGTGGCAATTTTATCGAGAAAGTCAATTGGTTTATCTGGATTGATTCGCTTAATCATTTCATCAAAACAAATATAGACCGAGTCGGTATCAACTGCAACAACATAGTCTTTCTCTGTGTCGAGTATTTTGTTTAGATACTGATTAATTCTTTTCTCAATCCAGCGAATAGATAACTGACCAGACAACGTAATTGCTTCGGCGTTATCCTGCTCGAACCATCGAAAGTATCTGTTAGCAACAGCACCATATGCTGAGTTCAATAGAATCTTCAGGGCATATTGCATGTTATGACTACGAGATATTTCTCTCTCAAGTTCAGCTGAAGGATTCTTCTGATACTCTTGTTGAGCAACAATCATTTTTTTCTTGTACTTTGTTCGGTCATTATACATGCGTTGCATCAAGACAGAAAGAAAACCTTGCTTGTCTTTGCGATAGAATTTGCCGCCTGGCGTGATAGTGAGATCACGATCTTTTAATATCGATGTATCAACAGACTCATTGAGAAAAGACTCAACAGTAGATTGCGTAGAAATTTCACCTAGATCGAAGATGTCTCGACCTTGCACCCGAGTCTCAGGTGATATGTTGTATTGCATAATCAAGTGAGGATACAGTGAGTTCAAATCGAACGACATCACCCAGTCATGCATACCAACTTGAGGTTCTTTCACATAACCGCCTGCAATCTGACCAACATCAGAGTTCTGGTGCGGTTTCTTTGTTGGTATGACAATGTTCTGATCCATGAGATAGTTATGTATAATAGTATCCCAGATTTTCAGAGTTGAAAGTCCGTCTTCGTAATTACAACCAGAGTCATAAGTCAGTGCGAAGATAACATCTATATAACCAAGACGATCTTCGAGCATGAAAATCAATTCAACGTCACGAATATTATATTCAATAAATTTCTGATAATCTTCTTTATATAGAGTGTAGAGATTGCCGTGTTCTGTGTAGTCAATCTTTTTCTCACCGAGTTCAATCTCACAAATGTAATCGAGTCGATAAGATTCTCTAGGTTGTAATTGAAACTTCTTATACACTGCCATATAATCTAGGTTAGCAATGCCATATAGTTCGTAACCCTGATTCTTTTTTGTACCTAACGTAACATTGTATTCACGAACCTTTCCCCAAGGCGACAACCGAAGTATGTGTTCTTCACCAAGAAGTTTGCGAATACGATTCACGAGATATGGTATATCAAAGAACTCAGTATTCCAACCAGTCAGTACGTCAATGTCAAACCCTTCCCAAGCTTTTAGAAACTTGCGGAGCAATTGCTCCTCATCTTTACACTTGAGATAGTAAATATTCTTATCGTCTGTTACGAAGTCACCGCAACCAATCACGACAGTCATATTGCGCCGCTTGATCGTAATCGCGGTGACTTCTTTCTCCGCAACTCCTGGTTCAGGAAATCCATCATCAGATGCTACCTCAATATCGAGCGAAACAATATTGATCTTGCTGGTGTCAGGTTTGATGTTTTTATAATTATCATAAATATAAGTGTAAGCAAATCTATCGTAACCGTAGATAGAAAGATTTTCGACTTGATCATATTTTTTTATAAAATCTTTTGCATCGTATATGCTGTTAATTGATTTGACGGGTTGAACTGGATTGTTGCGTATGTCGGTGTAACCTGATGGTGTCTGCGAAGGCACATACATCGTTGGTTCGTAGGTGTATTTCTTCTGTACTCGTTCTCCAGACTCATCGAATCCGCGGAGAAAAATATAGTTTCCATGATTGAAAACGTTAGTGTAGAATGCGTTCATATATACTCCATGTCAATGTAATAATTATAACTCAAATCACGGGCAAAGTAAAGATGAATAGACAAAATATTTACGATCAACTCAAGATAGATGAAGGAGTTATGTACGAAATATATCGCGATCATTTGGGATATGCTACCTTCGGGGTTGGTCACTTGGTCACTTCCAATGATGCAGAAAGTGGCCAACCAATAGGAACTACTGTCTCAGAAGAGAGAGTACTTGAGATGTTCGAGTTCGACTTAGACTTACACATTTGCGAATGCATTGCTTTGTATGGTGAGACTTTGTGGAAAGAGTTTTCTGGTGAGGTTCAAGAAATACTTGTCAACATGTGTTTCAATATGGGACGCACTCGGTTAGGTAAGTTCAAGAAGATGACTGCCGCGATGGAACGCAAAGATTGGGCAACCGCAGCAATGGAAGGTCGTGATAGCATTTGGTATAAGCAAGTTGGTAACCGAGCAGAACGTTTGATGACTCGTATGGAAAATGTATGACACCCTCATTTATCTATCTTCTCTATAAATACTTTGAGTGTTCTCTGGTCATCTTGTATAGAGATAGTCACGCCTTTTAGATCATGTAGGGTGAATGCTCTACCATAGTCATCTATGACTTCAAATCGAGTGATAGTCTCTATGGTTTCAGTATCAGGCATTTCTGTCCTTAAAACCGAGGGCCCTCGAAGTCATCTCTCGATACTTTAATCCTTGTTGCTATTTCAAGAATTATGGTAGGTATAATAAACAACTGAGTGATGTGACCAAGTACATAGGCCTGATCTTTGCCAATAACTGTGATTGTCTTCGTGCTTGGAAACAACACGCGGATGTTTTCTACAT